TTGTGACGTTGGCAGAAGCCAATGCGTATTTTGAAACCGTCCCAAGCAGCACGCAGTGGGACAACAAGACTGACGACAAGAAGAATCGTGCATTGATCTCAGCCACACGCTGGATCGACACGTTGAATTTTTATGGTGATCGTTGCGATCAGAGCCAAGCACTGAGCTGGCCTCGCAACAATTATCACGTGGATCGTGTTGAGCTTACTTGCTCTGCGATCCCAGAGGACATTAAATACGCTACTTATGAGTTAGCGAACGCGCTGGCTAATGACACGGACGCGATTACAGGGAATACCGGCGA